GTTAATTTTCCTGGAATGCTTAGATTGGACGATGGATATCATTTACTCGAAAGAGGATATCCATTAATGCAAGTAATACCATTTAAACGAGATTATAACAAAGAATCGGTCATCGAAACTTTGAGTTCTGATGATTTAAAAAAATTAAATAATACTCGCGTGAGAAAAAAAAGTGAATTTAGTTTTTATCGTGATAATTTATGGGAAAAGAAAATATGAATATCGATCCGTTGTATTGGAGTTGGAAAGATGAAATTCCCCATTCAGTATGTGATGCTATAATTTCTGAGGGTTTAAAAAATGGTGTTTGTCAAAGTAAAGTTGGAGGTAATGCAGATAATCCAGTAGGATCTGTAAATTTAGAAGTTAGAAATTCCGAAGTAGGATTTTTTTCTTGGAACTCGTGGATTGGTGCTATTTGCTCTCACTATATGCATCAAGCAAATAATCAAGCATGGAACTTTCAGATAACCGGTCAACAAGACCCTCAATTTACAGTTTATAAAAATGATCAATTCTATGAATTTCATCAGGATCAATATTCGTTTGAAGCTAACATGAGAAAACTGAGTGTTGTAATTTCTATCACCGATCCAGATACATATGAAGGTGGAGAATTTGAATTTTTTGATGGAATTAAACCCGAAATAAAATCGAGAGGATCGATTATGGTGTTTCCATCATTTTTAAATCACAGAGTAACTCCAGTTATTTCTGGAACTCGCTACTCATTAGTAAATTGGTTTGTTGGTGAAAAGTTTAGATAAATATCGTCAAACAAATTTAAGAGAATAACGTAGCATGAAAAAGATAATCCTAGCATCCAAAGGTGCAACTTCTAATCCTGAAGTTATTCAGGAATATGAAAAATTACCAAATATAGATATCTTCAATAATTTGTATTATGTTTTAAACAAATTAAAAGTTTTAGATGATATCTTTAAAAAAATGATAAATTATAATATCAACGTTGATCAATATGAAACCGAATATAAATCGTGGAATGAAAGTGAAAAAACAGTAGAACTTCAAACAAAACAATCTGAATATATCAATATAAAATCAGAAATATTAAATACAATTACTAATTATTGTGATATGATATTAAGTATTAAAAAATTAGAAGTATTAAATAATATCGACAATCTTTCAAATGAAAATTTAAATCTGTATTCTAGTTTTAGAAAAGCAGTTTTAAATAAAAAAGATCATTTGATTCTACAAGTAAATCAAACTTCTTCAGTATCTGAATTATTAGAAATCAATTACGATTGGTCTAATTGAATATTATTCAAAATATTATATTCTTTTCTCTCCTGATTAGCTTGTAAAACTAGGGGATTTTCATTATACACTTTCGATGTATTTAAATCTGGATATCCAGATTGAATAGTTTTAATAATATGTGTTGTATTAGAAGAATATGTTATTCTATAGCGGTTGGTATAGTTGCTTCGTAATTCTTTATAAGCTAGATAATTGTTCGCCCAATGAGTTTGGGGGTCCCAAAAATTACTCGCAATATTTTCAAGATTGCTTTCATATTTTAGCTTATACATTACTGTTGTTTTTTCTATCATAAAATGATCTCCTTATAGTAATATTTATAATAACTCTTTAAAATTATTATTTGGATCGTAATAATATTCTGGTACAAATTGTGTTATCGGTTGATAATCTTCATTTATAATTTTATGCGAGTAAATTCCTCTAAACAGTTTTGACGCACTAAAATATTTCTTTTTGTTTAAAATATATTCATCATCTATAATCCCCTTCATCGTATTTTTTTGTATTTCTTTTATTTGCTTAGAAAGCATATATCTTCCTTCATTTAAAGACCAACTTTGAAACGTTTCTTTAGAGTAGAATGTAAAAAATTGATTTTCCCAAAAAGTTTTAGACGCATTGTTCAATCTTAAATGCCATCTAGAATTTATTGGATTATATCTAAAATTAAAATGCCACCACCAGTGATAGTCTCCATAATTTTCTAGTTTTACGCCATAGTTTTTAGCAGTTTCTTCACATAAAATTTTTATGATGTTTTTATCTAAAATAGTATATTGTGCATTTTCAAATTCAAAATTAGTTATCGTTTTGTTTAAAATTAAATTTTTGTTATAAACATATCCATCATGACAAAAATTACCTGTTCCCGGATCACCAATTACTACGATATAGTTATCATTTAAATATTGTTTTGTGTCTAATGAAAAAATAGTTTCAAAATTTGATATTATAAACTTATAAGTTGTTGGGTTTTCTAAAATAGATTCTGGAGACATCGCTATAATTAATCGTTCAGAAATTTCTTTAAGATTTTTATATTTTATAAAATTGCATAAAATAGTTGTAGAATCGATTCCTCCACTATAACATAAAACAATTTTTTTATTAATATTATTTTGTAAGTTTAATATTTCTTCCACTCTATTTTCTACACACCTTTCAAAAGAAAGATGATTATTTAAAATATTTGGTAGTGTAGAATCTTTAACACATTCAATCTTAATTGGTGGTGTAAATAAATTGGTTCTATCTATTGGTGGAGTATACCAATAAAATGACTTACAAATATCAATGAATAATTGAACATCTTTGTTTTGTAAACTGTTAAAATATTTTAAATTTGCACTTTTTAAATTAGACATGGTTTGAATCAAATAATTCAAATTTAAAATCAGATTTTATCTCATTAACTTTTTCTATAGATGATGCACAAATTAATAAATCAATATATTTAATATACAGTGAAATTATGTTTATTTTTTTAATGTGTTGATGTTCCACTATATGCTTTATCATATTTTTAAAATTTTCATCATAATTATTAATCGTCTCTCGCATAAAATGCGAATCTATTGGAAAACACTCATATTCATTAATTATAGTTTTGCAATAAAAATTTACGTCTTCGATCGTTTTTGCGATATAATTTAACAATTTTATTTTGTTGAAATAATTAATACCGTATTTTGATACGATTTCACTAATCATTATTGAATTAGTTTTAGTTTCAAAATCAATAAAATTTACATCATGACAAATCGTTTCTAAATCTTTTACATCATTTTCAACGATTTGATATACTAGATCAATCATTGATGTTTGTCGTTTCATATGAAAAACAACAGACATATCCTTAGTGGTGTAAATTACAATTTTACTAGAAGAATCAATTATGGCATATTTCATTTAATTTCTTTTTTCCATTGAATTTTATTCCAAAATCTTTCATGTGCCCAATAGAGAATCATATTGACTAATGTTGCTAAAGTAAAATACTGTGCTCCAATAATCCAACTACCTGTTAATATAAATGGAATTAAAAAATTATTACCCATTACAACTAATCGCCATGTCACAGTTTTACTAATAGATCTAGAGTGCTTTTCTTCAAATGTTATTTTGGAATCATTTTCACGTTTCCATTGGAAATAATTCCAAACTCGTTCATGGATAAAATATAAAATACTGTTGATCACTGCAGCCAAACCAGCAATTTTTAATCCTAAAATTAAACTTCCAGTAACAATCAATGTGTTAACGATGTGACTGATTGTTAAAATAATTCTCCAAGAAATCATTTTTACTACTGAACGAATGTTCGTTTCATTAAATTTATTCATGATTATCCTTAAATTAAATATCACATATGTGATACGATTTAGATTTGAACGCTATCAATGAGTGAATAATACCATTTCTTATATCAAGAAATCGATCATCTATTAATTTAAAATATTGATCACTATGCCACTTCCATTTATCCACAGCTAGTTTATATTCTGGTAGATTAAACGCCCATTCTTCTTTTTCGCTATAAAGAATAGAAGATGGTTTATCTACTTGAAATTTATTTCTGTCATATTCTGGGAAACAAATATATTTGATCATATCATTGTAAAATCTGTAATTAATCCACGAATTGGAATTTTTTACTATGTGTAACAATGCTTTATTTTGTTTTAAATGATTAACTATCTTAGCACACTGAGATATTATAATTTTAGGCATGTCGGGAGACCAATAAAAATATTCTACACTACTTTCTTTCCATCCATCAGAAAAAGCCAATGCGACCATATGATCAAGAAAATTCATATACAATGCATTGTTATGATATTTTAAAATTGGTTTATCAATACCAAAAATAACACCCACTTTTCTACCTTTATCTAACATTTTAGTTTCTAAATTTCCTTGTGTGACAAATCGTTTTATATTCCATACACTTAAGAAATGGTTTGTCACAAAAAATTCAGATTCTAAAATTTCTTTGTTTATATCTTCCGTCCAATCATATATTGTAATTTTAGTTTTAGGCATAACCTTTTGAAATATTTCTATATCTTTTTCAATTACAAAATCCCATTCACTAAGACTATTAGCTGCGGTTGTGTCTATCGTATTTGGCGTATAAATTACTCGAGAACCCTTAACTGCTTTCAATGGCCAACGAATATAAATTTCATCTAAAAATATATTATGTTTTAAAAACGTATTAACTATCGTCCAACTATCTGATCCACCACTGTAACTGCATATCAAATAATCATACTTATCTCTAAGTTGTTGTGCTCTTTCTCTATAAACTTCATCTAAATTTAAATTCGGTTTTATAGTTTTAAACGCGTGTTCCCAAACTTGATCATGAAATATCCATTTAACATTTTGTTTAGTGTTAGATGCTTCTATTAATGCCATCAGTTTATGTTCAAAATTTTTATTTCCTACTTGATAATATCCATGCATTAATTTCATTTTAAAATTTCTTCTTGAGTTATTTCTTTTGGCATTTGTTTGTAATCTAATCCCAACGGTTTTATTATATTAGTTCTTTTATATCTTCTGATAAATCTATATGCAGTTGAACCATTATATGCTTGTATGTTTGGTTTTTCTATTTCCTCAAACTCAAATCCAAAAGATTTAAAAATTATATCTAAATTATTTTTAGAATAAAATACACCAGTAAACATATAAATCAAATATTCATCATCGTTTTTATCAGAATTTAATTGAGTTTTTTCATTTAATTGAATTGTATTTCCTTCAATATCATGACTGAGAACATCAACTATCACATACTGTGTGGTTGTTTCGCATATTTTTTTAATTATTTCATAATAATTTGTAGGAAAACAGTGAAGAATACCCATCGCTAAAACTACGTCATATTTTATTTTATTTTTAATTAAAAAATTTTCGACGGTTGTATTGTGTAATATCACGTTGTTAAAACTAGATAGATTTTTTTCAGCTTTATCAAAATATTTTTGTTGAAATTCAACGCCAGTATAAGATTCAGCGTTTTTAGATAAACACCAGTTTCCACTACCGCCAATACAACATCCTAAATCTAATATAGATTTATTTTTTATTATAGTTTCTGGAACGGCTATGTTATGGCGAATAAATGAAGATTTCGCAGTTATAGGAAATCGTTTTCTATATTGTCTGTTATCATTACTAATGAAATCATAATTTTTTTCGAAAGGATTCATAATTTAACTCTTTTTCAGTAAAAAATTATCAACGAATATGAAATTTAAATATTTAGCGTGTTTTTTTAGAAATTAATGAATTAAAAAAACATATAAATAGCTCCATAATATTTAAACGAGGCGTAAAAATGGCTCTTCCAACTTCAAGACAAGAATTCAAAGATTACTGTTTACGCAGACTTGGATATCCAGTCATTGATATTAACGTCGATGATGAGCAAGTAGAAGATAGAATCGATGATGCGTTGAGTTATTATCGGGATTATCATCACGATGGCGTAGAAAAACTATACTTACAATATGAGATAACTTCTGCAGATATAACAAACAAATATATATCGTTACCCGAGTCAATCGTTGGCGTTACAGGGATTTTTGATATTAATGATACCATTGCGAGTTCAAACATATTCAATGTTCGATATCAAATCCATTTAAACGATCTATACGATTTTTCTTTCGCCTCAATGGCTCCGTATGTCATGGCGATGAGACATGTTGAAACGTTGCAGGAAATATTTAACGGTAAAAAACCAATCCGTTTCAACAAACATATGGATAAATTATATATTGATTTAGATTGGTCATCTGACGTTATCTCTGGGAAATATATCATCGTTGATTGTTATAGGACTGTTGATCCTGATCAATATCCTGATGTTTGGACGGATAAGTTTCTTTTAAAGTATGCTACAGCTTTAATTAAACGTCAGTGGGGCGAAAATCTCAAAAAGTTTGAGGGAATGGCGTTACCTGGAAATATTACATTTAACGGACAAAAGATATACGACGAAGCTGTAGAAGAAATACGAACTATGGAAGATACAGCCAATAGTTCTCAATCGCTTCCAGTGTTTGACATGGTTGGTTAGATAATATACATAGAAACATTTGTTTACTGCTGGACGGATCATTTAACTAGAAAATCGTATTCTATTGATGTATATCTAAAACAAACACAATCAGTGGGAATAAAACAATAATAAGCTGACAAAAAGGAACAAGCTAGTGTCGATCAATAAGTATTTCCGTCCTTTCACTTATACGCGTGAGCAAGATGTTGCTGACGATTTGATTGTTGAATCTATCAAGATATATGGAATCGATGTAAAATATTTACCCAGAACGATCGTTTCTGAAGATATCCTTTTGGGTGAGGATAGACTATCTACGTTCAATAACGCTGTTGATATTGAAATGTATGTCAAAAATACTCAGGGATTTGAGGGTGAAGGTGATTTTCTTTCTAAATTTAATTTACAGATCAGAGATCAAATCACATTTACTGTGGCTAGAAAACGTTGGGGACAAATTACAAACGAAAAACTGCTCGATGAAGTCGGATTTAATTATCAAGTAGAAACTTCATCTACAGGAACATATGCAAATACACATTCGCTTCAGTTAGAAGCTGGAACAGCTAATGGGTATTCGATCACTTCAACTAGACCACTTGAAGGAGATGTGATATTTTTCCCGTTGACTAATAAGTTATATGAAATTAAATTCGTGGAGCATGAATCTATTTTTTATCAACATGGTAAACTTTACACATATGACTTAACTTGTGAACTATTTGATAGAATTGGTGGTAAACGCATTGACACTGGTAATACAACAATTGATACTATTGAAAGTCGTTATTCACAAGACATTCTATTCAATCAATTTACTCTTGAGGATGATAGTGGTGTATTGAATGATGAAGATGGTGGATACATACTGCAAGAATTCAGAATAGAAGCTACAGTAAATACTGCAAACAATGAGTATATTACTCAGCAGTCATTAGAGTATATTGACTTTAGTGAAAGAAACCCATTTAGCGAAGTTGATCGCTATTAATATGGAATCAAACTAATGTTCGGACATCAATTTTACCATCAAACAATACGTCGTTACATCATTGCGTTTGGCAATATGTTTAACGATTTAGTTGTTCATAGACTCGATGCAAGCAACAATACCATTCAAACAATTGGTATTCCGATTGCCTATGGGCCAAAAGAAAAGTTTTTAGTTAGAATTAAACAAGATCCAAATCTCGATCAACAAGTTGCTATTCAACTCCCAAGAATGAGTTTTGAAATGACCGGAATGACGTATGACGGCGCGCGGCGCTTAACTCATACAAATCGTAATGTTACAGTTTCTGCAACAGATAGTAATAAAATGAAATATCAATATACTTCAGTTCCATATAATATTGATATGGCTTTATCTATATTCGTTAAAAATGCTGATGATGGCGCGCAAATTCTTGAACAGATAGTGCCATTTTTTGGTCCTGATTGGACTAATTCAATCGACCTGATTCCTGAAATGGGGATTAAGATGGATGTTCCTACGATATTAAATTCAGTTACGATTGATGATAATTATGAAGG